ATCGCACATTTATCATTTCAGCAACCGATGGCACAGGAATTGTTTATTATGCTTTCAACGGTCGCGTTGGTAATTTCCAAATTGATTCTGCCGTTGGTGCTGAAGCAAAATGTATGTTCACCATTCATCCGCGTGGCAACCAATTTGGTTGGTCAAATAACACTTAATACAACAGCCCCGAAAGGGGTTGTTCTTTTATAGGATAAGATATGGAAATTAAATCGCAGAATGACCTGCTTGGGTTTCTGATAACGCAAGCAGGTAGTGGGCAAAAAAACTGGTTTGGCTTTGCACAGCAACGCTTGACAGGGATTAACTTGGCGCATGAAATTGCCGCTAATCACGCTGATAAAATGTCGCCCGATGAAGTGGTGGATTATGTTGTTTCGTTAAACAACAACATTTATCAAAAGTTAATTAAGGCTGACTAATGGCAACATCTTTTGAAATTAGCGGACTAAAAGAAACCTTACAAGTTTTTCAAGATTTGGAAAACGAAATAGGCGATAAAACCGCGCGTTCAAAAATTCTTATTCCATCCGTTCGTGAAGCAATGAAACCTGTTTTGGCTATGGCAAAAAGTTTGTCGCCAAAAGATACAGGGTTGCTTGAAAGAACATTAACAATAGTTGCACGCCGCCCTAGTAGGAATGACAAAAAATCCAAGTATATTAATAAAGGTGATTCTGTCATTGCTATTGTTACAACAAAGCCAATTCCTAAAAAGTTAAAACAGCAATCTATTGGCATGAGTAGAAGTGAAAAGAAAAAGTTTTATGAAAGTAAAAATAGATTATATGACGCACGCGCAGTAGCAAATGAATTTGGCACAGCAAAAATGACTGCACAGCCATTTATGCGATTGTCATTAGAAAGCCAAGCATCTATGGTGGCAACAAAATTAGGTGAAATACTAAATCAAAATATATTAAAATACAGGAGTAAATCATTGTGAGTAAAATAGCATCCGCCTTGGGCGGTAAGTATCAAGAAAATCGTTTGTCAGTAATGACGCGGACATTTGTATTGGGCGACCATACTTTTCGCGTGCGTGTGCCTGCGGTGCATGAAATTGAAGCAATCTATAATTACTTTAAATCGCCAAATCAAGATTTGGTTGATGCGGCATTTAAAAGCATGACCTATGATTTGGTTAGCATTAAAGACACAACCCCCGATGGCGTTGTTTACAGCGATAAAGATGTGGTTGTTGATGGGCGTTCAATGATGGAAGCCGCCCGTAACAGGGTTGTTCTGCAATACAGAATTGTAGAATACTTTAAATTTTTAATACCTGAAGATGGGCAATCTTTAGCCGATTTAGAATATGCCGACATTGAAGAAGAATTTCCTTTGTCAATTCAAATACAAATGATTGATAAAATCAGCGAAGTTATATCGCCCGATTACAAGGCTATTAAGGAAAAGTAACAGGTTCGTTGCGAACGCAAGTGAAAGCGGCAATGATTTTCAACGGACACACGCAAGACAGCATTGCCGAATTAGATGAAGCAACATTAAATGAAATAACCGTTATGTTTGCAGACGGCGCAATAGGTAATTATGGATTGTTGCAAACGATGGGCAATTTAACGGCAGGCGTTTTTAATTATATGCGTTCGCCTAATAGTCAGCCTTATGAATTAAAAAGCATTTTAAATAGTGTTTATGGTTATTTATATCCTGCAACACCGCCAAATGCAAGTCAGGCTTTGCTAACATTTATGACGCAAGCGCAAGGGTTTAGCATGAGTAAGTTTACAAAGGAATAATTATGGCAATCGTATCAAGATTAGGTGTTGTGTTAGGACTAGATTCAGCCCAATTTAATCAGGGCTTGGGTTTAGCACAATCTAAACTTGGTGGATTTGCATCATCAACGATTAGTTCAAGATTAGGTGTAGCGGCATTAGGCACAGCATTAGTTGGCGCGGCTGTTAATGCTATTCAATATGCCGACAGCATAAACGACACAGCAAAAGCAAACGATGTTGCCGTTGGCACAGTTCTTAAATTATCTGAAGCCTTATCTGTTAGTGGCGGCAATAGTGAAAATGTAGGTAAACTTTTTTCATCGCTAACAAACAAAATAGATGAAGCCGCAAATGGTAATGACAAAGGGCGCGAATCATTTGAAAAACTTGGTGTTTCAGTTAATGATTTACGCCGTCTTGATGAAACCGCATTGTTTGAAAAAACATTACAAGGGTTAAATGCAATAAAAGACCCCATTACCCGTAATGCGCTTGCAATGGATGTGTTTGGTAAAGCCGCAAAAAATGTTGATATGAAAGGCGTTGCCGATAGTTACTTTAATAACGCAGGCAAGTTTGATGACGCTGAAAAGGCTTTTAAAGATATTGGTGAAGCCATTGATAAGATGGACATTTTCACTAAGCGTGTCAGCACATCATTAGCCACCAATTTAGCCCCTGCATTATCCAATTCAGTTACTTTTTTAAATGCCGCAATCTTTGGTTGGGATAATTTAACCAAGGCTATTGATAAAGCCAACCGCGCTAAAAATGGTGGTGGAATGTGGACACCACGCAATGCCCCACGCATAGGCGATGACCCTGCATTTGGCGCATTTAATTTGCCATCCGAATATCAAGCAGGCGGTGTTCGCGGTCAAGATTTAAGCGATAAAGAACAAGCCAAAAAAGATAAAGCCGCAGAAAAAGCAAAATCAGATGCAGAAAAATTAAATAACGAAATTAAAAAACAAAAAGAATCATTGGCAGACCAAGTTATTGCTTATGACGCACAAAGATATGCGGCAGGCAGAGTATTAAGCGAAGTTGAAAAAATTAACATTGAGTTAGACCAAGGTAAAAAATATCAACACACAAGCGCAGAAGAACAGGCAAGATTATTAAATGCGGCGCGATTAGTTGATGCCGCAAAGTATTCGGCTGAATTTGAAGCCAAGCGATTGGACATGGCAAAACAAGCCAATGATTTAATTTATAACAGCCAAGTTGCAACTGAACGATTAGATGTTGAACGCCAAATGGTTGGGTTAAGCGATACGCAAGTTCAGTTGGCATTGGAATACTTTGATTTGCAGAAAAAGATTTTAGATATGCAAAAGCAGGGTTTTGATGAAAGATACATTTCCAATTTTGCTAATGCTGAAATGAATCGCATTAAAGCGCAGGAATTAAACGAACGGGCGCAAAACACTTTTCAAGCAGGTTGGGATAAAGCCTATAACAATTTTATTGAAAGGTCGCAAGATAGTGCGGCTATTGGTGCTGAATTGTTTAACAACATGACCAACAGCATGACATCGGCATTAGATAGATTTGTTGAAACTGGCAAACTTTCATTTGGCAATTTAATTGGCAGTATGATTAAAGACCTATTGCGCTTTTCAATGCAATCACAAATGAGTGGTTTATTTGGTTTATTTGGTGGCGGCGGTGGTGGCGGTATTGGTGGATTGTTTAGCAGTTCAACTGATTTCAATAATGGCGCAGGGTTGCTTGGTGGATTTTTTGCCGATGGTGGCGAACCGCCAGTTGGCGTTCCAAGTATAGTTGGCGAACGCGGCGCAGAATTATTTGTTCCACGCACCGCAGGCACTATTATTCCAAACAGTTCATTATCATCAATGATGGGCGGTCAACCACAAACAGTTTATAATGGAACGGTAATACAAAACATGAGTGCTATTGATACGCAAAGCGGTGTTCAATTCCTTGCTAAAAACAAGAACGCTATATTTGCCGCTAACCAATCAGCGCAACGCGGCTTGCCACAATCAAGGTAATTGGATATGACAACATTAAACACAATACTATCTGTTGCAGAATCGGTTGGTATAAACGACCAACGCTTTATTGGGCAGGTAGTATCACGCAACCAACGCATAAGCACATCCGAAATTCTTACCGTGCAACCGTTTGGCTTTGAAATGAAGCCAATGGCATATTTGCTTTATAGTCAAAACCGACCATTGTTAAGCGCATTGCGTGAAGCAGACAAAGCAACGGAACAATACTTAAATTTTGGTTCAACAGGTTGGGTAAATTATATTTCCTATCAAGGCAACTTGTCAGAATCGCAAATAGGGGCTTGTCAATGGCAGACATCAAGCGCAAATAAAACATTGGTTCTAGGGGCTTTGCCGTCAGTTTCAAGCGGAACATACATAGTTCGCACAGGCGATTTTTGTCAAGTTGGGCGATATGCGTATATTGCAACAGCCGATGTAGTGCGTGGTAGTGGTTCAACTGTAAACATTCCCGTTCACCGTAACTTAATTGCAACTTTAACAAGTCCTGTTAATGCGGTAATTGGTCAATATGGAACAACCATTGCTTTAGGTGGCGGCACATTTACTGGAACAACCTTTTGCGTTATCTTGCGTGAATATCCAACTTACACATTAGTTCCAATGACAAATGACAGTTTCATTGCATGGAACGGCACTTTTAAAGCGTTTGAAGCGGTCTTATAATGCAAAACATAGTTCCTGTTCAAAATACAAATAACATCCGCCTAGCGGATTTTGTGCGCGTTACAACGGAAGTTTTAGGCGTAACAACCGTATCATTATTTTCAACCGCGCCTTATGCCATAACTGTAACGCTTGGCGGCACACCGCAAACATTTAATGGCTTATCAGCCTTAGTGCAAATTGGCGATGTTCAGCGTGATATTAAATCAACCGCTAACGAAACATCGGTTACGCTTGTTGGTATTGATACAGCATTGCTTGGTTGGGTGCTAGGTCAAAACATTAAAGGTTCAAAGATTGAAATGTGGCATGGGTTCTTTGACACAAACAACGCTTTGATTACAACTGGCGGTGATAACGGGCTTTATAAGTTTTTTACAGGTTACATTAATGCGTTCACCATTAGCGAACAATGGATGGAAGAATTGCGTTTGTTTGTTGGTGTAATAAATGTTAGCGCATCAAGCATACAAATTATTCTGCAAAACAGAACGGCAGGGCGTTACACAAACAACAATGCTTGGCAGTTCTTTAATGCAGGCGATACATCAATGAATCGTGTAAATTATATTCAATCAATTAATTACTTTTTTGGTAAAGACGCAGACCCTAAAGTTTATAAAACATGATAAGGCTTGCTAATAAGTTTGATAAAAATGGCATCATGGATTTGATGCGAATGTTTAGGGATGAAAGCCCTATTCAGCAATATAAAGATTTAAACAATGTTGAATATATAAGCCGCTTGTTAGATACAATTATTGCAGGTCAAGGCGTAATTTATATTGAAGAAAATGTTGGAATGATTATTGGCATTATTCAACCAACAATATGGTGCGACAAAACCTTTGCTTTATATGAATTGGCTTGGTATGTTAAGCCTGAAAACAGAAACACAAGCGTTGGTTATAGGCTTTTAAGCGCGTATGTTTTACACGCTAATAAGTTAAAAGATGATGGCAGGATTAAATTGTTTACTATGAACAAA